GGTCCAACAATATATAAAAGTAAACTAACTGCTGACGAAGTAGTTTGGTTACAGGAAGTTGCGTTAGAATCTGCAAAACGCAAACAGCCTCGCGGTCACGAACTAGCAGGCAATATTGCTGAACAGTACAAGGGTATATTTAACGATGATCAGAAGTTTGGCTTTATGAGATTTGTACATACTCATGTAGCAAACTTTATGTCTGAAGAAATAAAAAGACAAAACGAATATGTTATTAATCCTATGAACGATGAAGTTGATTGGGAAACTCTACGTTTCCATCTTGCTACAGGTCCTTGGATTAATTTTCAAAAAGCAAACGAATTTAATCCTATACACAGTCACAATGGTATGTTAAGTGCAGTAGTGTATATTGATGTGCCAGAAGAAATAAAAGAAGAAGCAAACGATGGGTTATTAACAAACATGAGATGCCCTGGACAGATTGAATTTGCTTACGGCAGTGACGTATTAGGATCATCAGGAACACATAAAGTGATTCCTGAAACAGGCGATGTACTACTCTTTCACGCAGGATTGAAACACACGGTTTATCCTTTTAAATCTGATGTCACAAGAGTAAGTATGTCTTTTAATGTATTTGACATCAGTTACGGAAAGGAGGCAACTAATGAGTGAAATTAAACAAGGAATATTTAATTTACTTAAACGTTTAATTGCAGGAAGTTCGTTAGGGTTAGCCGTAGTATATACTGTAGGACATATCGTAATTGCAATGTTTTGTAATAGATTAATCACAGGCGCCGCACTAGAACTTGCCGCAGTCGATGCCATTGTAGAACCAATCGTAAATGGAGTTTGGTTTTATATTTTACATTCGGCATATAAAAAATATCAACAAGGAGTAAACTAAATGTCAACATTAATACCTATGGTAGTTGAACAAACAAGTAAAGGCGAAAGAGCATATGACATTTATAGTCGTTTGCTTAAGGATCGTATTGTAATGCTTAATGGACCAGTAGAAGATGTTATGGCTAATTCAGTTGTAGCACAGATGCTGTTCTTAGAAAGTGAAGATCCAGCAAAAGCAATTAACTTGTATATTAACAGTCCAGGTGGTCAAGTAACAGCAGGTCTTGCTATCTATGATACTATGCAGTATATTAAATGTCCTGTGCGTACTATTGTAATGGGCCAAGCGGCATCGATGGGGTCATTCCTAGCACAAGCAGGGGAGCCAGGACATCGTATTGTACTACCTGAATCACGTACAATGATTCACAGAGTAAGTTCAGGAACAAGAGGTACAGGCGGTAGTGTGTACGTACAAGAACTTGAAATGGAAGATAACATTAGACACTTACAAGAGTCTAAACGTATTAACGAACGATTGGTTGAGTTGTATGCTAAACACAATTCAAAAGAAAAGACATACGAGGAACTGTTAGAGACAATGAAGTTTGATACTTTCTTGTCAGCACAAGAAGCAGTCGACTATGGTCTTGCTGATCAGGTTGTGGAGAAAAGATAATGATTACTTGGGGAATGGTAGGTAACAGTCACGATGCATCGCTGGCTGTTTTCAAAGACGGGTTTTTAGTTTGGGCAAGTACCGCTAACAAGTTTAGTGATGTGCCAAACGATCCTAAACATTCCCCAATACAAATTCAAACAGCAATACAAAGTTATGGCAAGCCTGACTTAGTAGTATGGTATGAAAAGCCTTTGTTAAAATCATTTAGACAATGGCGAGCAGGCCAAGGCAGTTTCTTAAGTTGTGTAAAAGAAAATAATATTGAAAAGTATCTTGCAGACTTAGGCATTGACTGTCCTGTAAAATATATGCAACACCATCATAGCCATGCGGCATATGGTTACTATACACAAGGCATTCCTAAAGCAACTGTCATGTGTTTAGACAGCATTGGTGAGTTTGAATGTTTTACTATTTGGTCTGGTGATTCTAATAGAAAACTAAAGAAAGTTTATTCACAAAGTTATCCACATAGTATTGGATTATTTTATAGTGCTATGACAATGCGTTGTGGATTTAAACCTAATGCAGAAGAATACAAAATTAGTGAAGCAGGAAGAGATATTGCTATTACAGAAAACTTATCATTAATAAATGATCTAATCAAAACATTTATCGACGGACCGTTAGATGGATCTAAACCAGGTGTTAAGTTTAAACACAACCTACACAAAGGTTGCCAATGGTATAGACCTGACCTAACTACAGAAGATGATATGAAAAGACTTGCTAATGCTACTCAAAGTGTTTTTGAAATGATTGTTAAGTCTAGTGCTAAATGGTGTACCGAAAACTTACCAAATCGGGATTTAATTGTAACAGGCGGTTGTGCGTTAAATAGAGATGCAATGGACCAACTAAGAGAAACATGGAATAGTGTATATGTTCCACCTAACCCGGGTGACCCAGGAAGTTGCATTGGCGCTGTATTAGCAATGGATAAAAAGACTATTGACTTTAACCCTAACGTATGGTATAATAACTAAATGAAGCAAAACGTTGACTACGGATTCGATATCCAAAAAACATATTTAGAAATGATGTTAAGTGACGCAGAAACATTTGTGCGTTGCCAAGGTATCTTTGATCCAAGTTTATTCGATAGAAAAATACAACCACAAGCAGAGTTTATTAAAAACTTTGTCAACGAACACAACACACTTCCAACAGAAAAGATTGTAAACGCACAAGGACAAGTTAAGTTTGAGATTCCAACAGGACTTAATGAACAACACTATGATTGGTTACTAGGTGACTTTGAAACATTTAGTAGACACAAAGCACTAGAACGTGCAATACTTGAAAGTGCTGACTTGCTTGAAAAAGGTGAGTATGGTCCAGTAGAACAAAAAGTAAAAGACGCAGTACAAATTGGTTTGCAAAAAGATCTAGGACTAGATTACTTTGCTGATCCTAAAGGTAGACTACAAGGACTAAAAGATAACAACGGACAAGTAAGTACTGGTTGGGAAAGTTTAGACAAGAAACTATTTGGTGGATTTAACAAAGGTGAACTAAACATCTTTGCAGGTGGTTCAGGTGCAGGTAAATCTTTGTTCCTAGCAAACTTAGGTGTTAACTGGGCACTACAAGGAATGAACGTAGTTTACTTAACACTTGAATTGAGTGAGAAGTTAGTTGCTATGCGTGTAGATAGTATGACTACAGATATACCAAGCAGAGAGATTTTTAGAGACTTAGATAATGTTGAGATGAAAGTCAAGATGATTGGCAAGAAGTCTGGAGCATTTCAAATCAAATATATGCCAAGTGGTAAGACTGCAAATGATATTAGAAGTTTTATTAAAGAGTATGAAATTAAAACAAACAAAAAGATTGATGTATTGTTAATTGACTACTTAGACTTGTTAATGCCAATTGGACAAAGAATTAGTGCAGAGAATTTGTTTATTAAAGACAAGTATGTATCAGAAGAACTACGTAACCTAGCAATGGAATTAGGTTGTATCTTTGTTACAGCATCACAGTTGAACAGAGCATCTGTAGAAGAAATTGAATTTGATCACAGTCACATCAGTGGTGGATTGAGTAAGATCCAAACTGCTGATAACGTGATCGGTATCTTTACAAGTAGAGCAATGCGTGAGCGTGGACGTTATCAAATACAGTTAATGAAAACAAGAAGTAGTAGTGGTGTAGGTAGTAAGATTGATTTAGAATTTAATATTGATACACTACGTATTACAGATCTTGATGACGATGACGATGCAGGATATTCAAATAACTCTAGTCCAATCATGAGTACACTTAAAAGAGGATCAACAGTAACACAAGATTTAAATCCAGATGAACCTAAAGATCCAGCACAAGGTACTACTGCTCCAAAAGTAAGAGCAGAAACAGACAGTACTAAACTTAGACAGTTCTTAAATAATTTAGATAATGACGAGGAATAAATGCGTAAGATATATTTCTTCGGTGATAGTTTTACCGTAGATTACGACACTAACTGGACCTGGACCAGAAACCTAGCAGAAAAACTTAGAGTCAATGGCTTGGTCAATCACAGCATGATTGGTACTAGCAATGATTGGATCTTAATGAAGATTAGAGAATCGTTAAGTGACATTACCAAAGACGACATTGTTGTAGTTGTATTAACAAGTGTATATCGCTATTGGTTCTTCAAAGACAAACCAGAACTATCTAACTACATGATTAGTAATTGGGATAACTTTGCAAAGGAAACAAATAACAAAGACGCTGTTGATGCTGTAAAGGGTTATGTTAATTACATACAAAGAGACGATTTAGACGCATTTAGATTTGAACATCAGGTTGCCTGGCTTAAAGGAACACAGCAACGTTACGGGTTTACCCTTCTTCTTATACCAGGGTTTACTATGCCAATTGACTATACCGATATGATTCCTGTTATAGGTGATCTAACTGCTACAGTAAGTAACGCAGAGTTTATGACACCCAAGGACGATGAAGAATGGTATAGCAGTGGAATTGATACACGTTACAATCATATGCTAAGATGTAATCACGAGATTATGGCACAGAAGTGTGCAAACAGCATACTAACAGGACAGCCATTAGATCTACAAATAGGATTTAACAGACACATACTCAAAGGTCATGAAAGACTTACACACAAAGAACTAGGCTCTAAACTTATTGCTACTAGCAACGAGTTATATGGAAATGAGTCTAAACCTACTAAATTTACCCATTGGCTTAAAAGTTAGATAAATATACTTTTAGTATGCAGAGAGTTACCAGGCAAACTAAAAAATATACTATAGACGGCACAGCGATGATTGATGTCGAACTTGTTGCTATTATGGAACAAGCACTCAAGGATTACTCCAGTAAAAATAGATATGTTGTTAAAGTAGATAACGACAGATGGGATCCTAAACATAAAACAGAGTGGGCAAATCACATTCGGACTATAGACCATTGGAACCCGTTAGACTATAGATACCTTCCTAGATCAGATACATTTGTATTCTTTCGAAAGAAGAACAAGACACGGTTCGGACAGCCTCACTAAATTAAGTTCTAATTGTGTTGTTCTTGTGTTGTAATATAAGTCTTTAGGGCGTGTACACACTCCACTAAACGATCGTATTGTTCTTTATGAAATGGCTCTGCTGTTTTGATATACTGTTCGCTATGGTGGTCAATAAGTTTACACAAGTGCTTTATATGAACTTGATAAGGTTTACGTATACTATCCCAATCAGACATCGACTCTCCATTAGCAATCTCTTGTATTTAGTTATTACAAGACTCAGGAGCAAATACACATCCTAGTGCATCTGCTATACCTTTAAAGTTCGGAATGCCTGGTTCTTCAAGTGTACTATCTTTATCTTCTGCTACTTGTTCTTGCGGTTGTGGATCTAGCACACGATCAATTACAGGTGCTTGACCGCAACCTTGTAGTGCTATACTCACAAGTATTACAATCAATATAAGTGCTACACGTATTTCCCATTTAGTATTCATGAACATTAGTTATGCCTGTAGATACACACATTAAGTGGATATAGAATAGCCGCGGAGCGGAAAAGCCATTTAGAGCGTAGCGACCGCGGTAGCGGTGGAAAGCCATTTAAGCAAATCGGTGCGGTAGATTTTAGATCCGCGAAGCGGTAGCGGTAAAACGCTAGAAAACGGAGCGCCGGAATTTGGCTCTTTAATCCGAATGCCTACCTCTTTTTCACCATGCATTTAAGACGTCTTAAACGTATGAAAATCACCCCTAAATGGCTCTTATTTTGCATTTAAGCATCTTTGTAGTACTTTGCCCTATCTGACGTGTGTATGACGCTTATATTGCGTTTAAGACGCCTTTTTAAGTGTGTGCTATACTTCGTTGCACACCGTTCAGACTGCACACGGGGCGATGGTTAACCCTATAAATAAAACGGAGGTACTATTATGTTAAAATGGTTAAAATCGTTATTTGGCAGTACTGTACAGGAGCCTCTAGTATTGGATAAACCTGTAGAGACACCGCGTAAACTTAAACGTGCTGAACTTGCTAAAATGACCAAAACACAACTAGAAGACTTGGGTCGTGTTCACGGTATAGAACTTGATCGTAGACAAACCAAAGACAAACTAGTAAAAGAACTATGGCCTGTAGTTAAGGCTAATCAATAACAAAATTTTTCACTTAAATTTTTATAAGAGCAACGGGTATACGTATTATTATGTGTACACCCGGATTGCTCTTTTTTTTTGACTACCAGTTGTTGGTAGATTTAGTAGACTGATGTCCTAAGATTTTATCTTTGTTAGGACCATGCTTTACTACATAACCAGAAGTACCATGACCATTTATTTCCACCTCATGACGAGCCTTCCATAATTCCATTTCTTTCTTTTTACGTAGTTGTTGCTCACTGTATTGCTTGAGCATAAATGAGTGTCTATCCATGTCACCCTCCTTGTTAAAGTTAGGTGCGTTCCTTCGACATAGTGTCTACTTCCAAGCGTGTTGCTCGAACGTATTAGTATTTAGCATAGCAGGTATGTGTTTTGGGTATATTATAGGCTTGAACTTATTGGTGCTTCGGGGTCGTTCTCTACAAGCAGGATGTCAAACGTTGCTGTAACTCTAGCATTGTTACTTCTAACTAGGGCTCTTACATCAATGTCGCTTTTTTCTGGTATTGCTGGAGGGAAAGAGAACTTGTAATTATACTGTGATCCGCCAGCAACTTCAAAGGTATGTCCCACTCTAAATGTAACGCCTTCGCCATTGCGTCTTACAAACATATAACCTGTAGCATCTGCGTTAGCCTGTACAGTCATAGTGCCTTGGTACAAGTATCCAATGTATCCTGCTGGTATGGTATAAACACACATCAGTGTCTGTCCAAGGTTGGCTGTAATACGAGCAACTGTGGTACCACCTGCGGCACCTGCTTCAATGTCAATGTTGCCCACATTCACTACGGCTGTGCCTGAACTGACGTAGGCTCTGTTCACTCTACGCCATAGTTTGGTGCCCACTTGGTCCGCACCTGTGATTGTGATGTCTTCCGTTTGGACGTTCCAGTCGGCATCTAATCCTATTACGGTAACAATCAATCCCGTGTCAGCGGCATCGTTGCGTTCTACATTTACTACCGCTGGAGTGTCTAATGCTGTCCAAGGATAAAGTGTATCAGGTACGTCCCATACACTTGATGTGGTGTTAATTGATATTGAAGGCGCGGCGCCGAACTTGTGATTGTGCGTGTGATCTGACAGGTATCCACCCGTAACCATTTGTTCAAAGTCGTAGTGTTTTCTATTGGCCATACTGTATTTATGCAACCATTATGTGTATACTTAATAACTATTGTGCTGTATCTAAATACTAGTGTAGAACAGAGCCAGGTTGAGGGTTTTGTAATGCACTAAAGGGACACAGAGGGCAGTCCCTTTTTTTATGACTCCGATTCCCCTTGCACCCAAAAAAAATATACTGCAAAAAAATTTTGTGAAGTACTTGGTGTTTTTGCCGAGAAGTTTTTTATATCTCACTTACGTGTTTAAGTCCTGTGCTATGATCCACTTCATCTGAGACCTCCACACAGCGAACAGCAAATAGACTGTTATACTTTGAATCGCACGGAACCCAAAAGCGAGTACGCATAACGTGAATTTCAAACTTGAATCCTAGACGCTTTACAATACGCATAATACGTACATAGTCAGGGTCACGTGTATATACAGCATAGTGATTGAATTGCTTATGGGTAGTAGTATTAGTAATAGCGAAGATCCTTATATAGAGCGTAAGCACAGTATAAACAGAGTTTCCTGTGTGTAAAATAGCACTCATACACTCTGTACACTAGTGAAACGTGCAATCTAATAGATAATTGCTGAAACTGTTTACTACTGTGCTTACAACTGTATTTACACACAGAAATGGGGTCTGTAGCAGTTTATGACATAGCACAGTTTTTTAAAAAGAAGTACTTATCAAATCTGGGTGGTGATTCTACCCCTGCCCACTTGCAAAAAGTGCTTTAAAAATAAAGACTTATGCCCCATGCCCCTCGAGAAATTTCTGTCAAAAAAAAGGCCGATGTCTCCACCGGCCCTTTCTCGTTGCACGTTCTGCAACGTATCCTGCAACGTGTTAGTCTGCTCTGCTTCCCATACTAGCCTTAAAGCCATGCTGTCTTAGCACCTCTGCGTAAGCCTGGGCACCCACTTCCTTACAGTCCATGCTCTGTCCGTTATGCTTTGCTGGATCCCAAAGTTGCATCTGCTTGGGTCTCCAACTAGGCTTGAAGCCAATGCTCTCTAGCAGTTTAGCCTCTTTGCTGTTGGTTCTAGTTACACTTACATCTACCCAAGCAAAGCCACAATACATTGGCTCACCATATTGATTGCCGCCTGTCTTAGCAGTCCAGTCCTCTAAGTACTCTGCTACTGCCTTCTGTGCCATTGCTGTTGCTTGGATGTGTATGTCTTGAATGTTCATAATGTTTAGCCCTCTTTGTTAGTTTATAGTATTATAATACAGTCAACACCTTCAAATGTCAACCAAAAAACACACAACCCTTAGGTTGTGTATCGTTCTCCTGTTATGATGTTAACCATTTCAACGCCTGGTCCCATAGCCGCTCTTGCTTCAAAACGCTCTTCTGCGATCTGCTCTTGGGTACGGTTACGCTGTGCTTCGATGTACTCACGGATACTCTTCTCTGTGTACACGTCTCTGGCTTGTGCTGTGATCTCTACTGTTGCTTGATCAACCAATCCTGCTTCTAGAAGTTGCTCCATGGCGTCATCCATTAGTGGACGGAACTCACCGTTATCAAACAACCAACCTGCGGCGCCGTTTTGGAAATGTACTTCGCCTGCCTTGAACTTGTTTACCACGTATGTGTCTTGCATATTTGCCCTCTTTTCCTTAGTGTGTATATACATTATGCACTCAAAGATCCAAAATGTCAACCCCTAATTTGCCTATATTTTATGGAGTTTTTGTCAAGGTGAACCCCCAGGACGAGGGCACATCCCAGGGGTTCTAATACTGCTCAGAGCCAGGTTGAGGGCAGTGATTAGGCTCGTTTCAGAACAGTATTCTCAGCCATCGCTTCCCATTTAGCAGGGAACGCTTTGGCTAAGTCGGCTACTTTGAGCACAGTCCTTAGACTCAACTCACGTAATTTCTTTTTATTAATGTCAATGAAGTCCACAACTGCCTGATGTGTTTCTTCACTTAGTTCGTGCTGATCCAGCATACCATCTCTAACGATCTGCTTGATACGCAACATCTTCTCTCGTTCTGTGTCGATTGTAAGATCAATGTAGTGGCAACGTGATTCAATTGCTTCCAGGTGATCACGCAGTTTCTTGCTCTTAACGTTGTCGAACTTGATGTTGGTAATGAATATGCATGAACCCTTGAACTCGAATGAATCAGGCACGCCTTCGTTACGCAACTTGAATGAATCCGTATTCCAGTGAATCATTCTAGTCTTCTTTGAATCAAGTGCGGCTTTCAAAATATTAAGTGAAAGGTCATCCTGTAGTACTGAGTCACAGTCATCAAACACTAGTACGTTGTCCTTGTCCGCGTAGTTGTACAGTTTACAGTAGAGTCCAATTGCTGACATTGCACCCTTGACAACTTGATACTTGGGAGGACGCTCACCTAGTGTGCTGATCAGATCGTGCTTGCCTAGCACTTTCTCTACACCAAACGACTTACCAACACCCGGAGGGCCTGTTACGATCATTGCACGTACATCACCTTTCTTGGCGGCACGTGTCATGTCTTCTAGGATATCAAATCGCTCTGCGATTCGCTCCATGGTCTCTTCGTCCGACTCTTCTCGTGCTGTTACCTTTGCACTTGTCGCTTCGTAGTCGTCGGCGCTGTTAACTTTGATCTTGATGTTACGATCTGGAAAGCCTGCTACAGCAGTTCCGTCTACAGTTACGTAACCACCCTGGGCACCAACCTTGAACTCTTCGACTAGTGGAAACACCATGCCGCTTAGTTCTACGTCCTTGCCTCGGATCTTGTAACTGCCTGATTTGATTCTAATGGATTTCATATTGCCCTCTCTGTTAATTAAATTATATGTATACTATACAGTCTACGGATTTAAATGTCAAGTACTTATTCGCCAAAATGTTCAACTTCTCTGTTCTGTGCAAAGTCCAACAAGTCAGCCGCCAATGCCGCCGCTTGTGCTTTTGTCAACTGAACTGTTTCGAACCCAGTGTCGGGTAACAAACCCGTAGGTTGTGAACTTGCTCTCTTGGCTGTAACCTGAACGCATACTCCGCGTTTCTCTCCGCCCCAGAACCGTGTCAATGATACGTCCTGTGCGTGTGATTTCAAATCTGTTGCCATTGTGCCCTCCTGCTTTTTTAGTTTATGTTTATATAATACACTCTTTTGATTCGTTTGTCAACCATTAAAATGTATTGATGTGGACCGCAATTGAACTACCAAAGATCCAAAGTAGACCACCTAGTAGGAAATACAGCATGATCAGAACCACGCCAGCCTTCACAGCAAACAACATGATGTCTGGGAAGAACTTTACGATAACGAATGCGATTGCAATTAAACCAATTAACTCTAACATTTTGCCCTCTTTCTTTTTAGTTTATAGTTACACTATACAGTCTTTTGGACGGGATGTCAACCCCTAATTTAATCCAAATCACACACCCATTCAGTGCCCTCAAAACGAGCCCAAAGTGTGTCTCCTGGGAAGTATGGTGATTCTATAAGTGCTTTAGGAGTCTGGGTATACTCACAAACGTCCAATTTGATTAGACCCACGTTCTTGAATCCATCATCTGTTTTGTATCCACGGTTAACGAAATGAACATTTAGCATCTTGATCTCCTCTTGCTATACTATTACAATAGCACGGTCTATCCAATTTGTCAACCGAAAAATTAAAAAAAGTGCTCTAAGACCCCCACCGACTGTCTTAGGCAAGATCAGGCTGTCCACTGATCTCCCGAGTGTGACATCTTCTGATGCCACGAATTGGCCTGCCCGGCAGGACTCGAACCTGCGACCTACGGTTTAGAAGACCGTTGTTCTAATCCAACTGAACTACGGGCAGATATGTATGAATTGGTGCCCCCAGCCGGACTCGAACCGGCACGCCATATCAGCGAGGGATTTTAAGTCCCTTGTGTCTACCAATTCCACCACAGGGGCGATAATTCCGGTTCCTTCTATTGATTGTCTTCTAATGATGTTTTAATATAGCACACCTAGGGGTTGTTGTCAACCCCTAATGGTGCCGAACCTTATGCTACTTCTGGTTCTACTGTTTCTGCTACTGGTGTTGGTGCAGGTGCTGTTGCAGGTGCTACCTTGATGTTTCTTACAACGAACTCAGCAATCGCAGATTGTGATGCTTCGTCTTGGAACTTATCAGATGCCTGCAAAAACTTGCAAACGTCAGCCTTACTCATTGGCTGGTCCAACTCTACTAGATTGATGTTTTCATGACCATTCTTAGTCAGGATCTTGAATCTACCTACATAGTCATTCGCGAACCTTACTTTGGTCTTACCATTTGACATCGATGTGCCTGCTACGGTATATAGTTTATCAGTCATTTGTTTTAGCCTCCTTAGCCTATTCTTTCATTGTTTATATATTATAGCAAAGATTGGAATGAAAGTCAACCAATATCTTTACCATTTTCCACCACCTCTGGCCGGATCGAAGATGTCTTTGGTTTTGGTAATCACAGACTCTTCTACTCCTGCTTTGGTGATCATAGATGCGTTCTTGGCAAGGTTAATGCTTTTGATCACATCTCTCCCGCTCATAGTCCCACAGCCAGTTAGACTGACCAGGGCCACTATGAGTAGAATCTTTTTCATTATTGGACCAACCCTTCGATCCACTTCTGGGGAACTACCTTGCCCACATCCTTACCACCTAGGTATTTGTTGATGTGTTTGCTAGTAGTCACCGAGAACTTCTCTTCAGTTCGGAATGCACCTTGTTCGGTCCATCCAGCAACTGGCGTTTCGTATGAGTAGAGAACCTTGTTACCTCGAGCGGTTGTGATCTCTGTCATGTTTGAACCTTGAATTGAAAGTTTCATTTACGCCTCCTGTGAGTTAGAAATTAGAATTGCGGCACCAGTCACGAAGAACGCTAGACCTACGCCTGCTATCATCAGCATCTCGCTGATTGTATTGCCCGGTCCACAATGACCATCACAGTCACCTGCTGAACCTGCCATCATAATCAAGCCACCTATTAGTAGTAGACCTGCTATTGAATTAAAAAGTGTTTTCATAATTGCCCTCATTTGTTTAGTTTATATGTATACTATACAGTCTCTTAAACCAAAAGTCAACCATTTTTTTACAAATATTTTGACCAATATTCACTCCAAAGATCACCACATAGATCTTCGAATCTCTCACCGACCTCTTGATCTAGTGTCCATTCAACCTTATCTGAGTGGTGTTGCATTTTTGCAACAAATTCACCCAACTCCTCACACTCACCGATCACCCCATCAGCGATTGAGTAGAATTCTTCTTCTTGATCCATTAACCAATTTTTAGTCTTGCTCATATACCCTCTCTTTCATTATGTTTACAGTATAGCACCGAAATGCTATACTGTCAACCAATTTTTTACATTGACCAATATGTTTCTGATGATGGGCTCATGTAGTGCGGGGTATTCACGCTCTCTCTAATTGGATTCTCACGATTGTGATCAAAGATGCTGTAAACAGTTTCATATCGCTCAATGTGCTGATGATAGTGTCCGCTTTCAGCAATAGCAAGATCCGCCACACGATCTAGAGCCTCTTGTGCTCTTTCATTATCCCAACTGTATTCGCTTGCCTTTAGACGATCATGCTTTGCTTGAGCCTTCTTTACAATACGAGTGATCGCCGCTTTTGCTTGACCTTCTGTGTTGTATTCGTGCTGACCGTAATGCGTATTGCCCTTACCAGTAGCAATTCTTGAGTCTGTTTTGTGATAAACGTAAAATGTCATATGCCCTCCGTTTTTTTAGTTTATGTGTATATAATAACATCAACTAAACCAAAAGTCAACCATTTATTTTCCAAAATACTCACTTTTGAAATGTGTGATTACCTATGATTGCTGTGGTAGTCTTTTCATCTGCCCAGTTAGGATAGACTAGGTTGTGTGCATAATACCATAGGGCTCCCTCGGTGTTGTCATTAACACGATAGGATCCGTAGCCCAAGGTCCAGATTGCAACCTCTACGCTAGTGGTCCAGGCCTTGGCATTTGCTTGAATAGTCTTACCTGATCGTTCCTTGTTAGCCCAGATGATATCCTTGGCACCATCGCAGTACCATGAGAACTGACAACGATGCTTGATGGGATAGTAGACCCGATCCTTTGCATCCAGGTTGGGATCCTTCTTGGTCTTCCATGATTCCCTCACTGGTCCCTGTTGAACCACGTCACAATAGTTATTAGGGAACAGATCACTGTTGACCCTGTTTCGTGTCACATTGGCCACCGCGGCCTTCCCCTCGATGGATTCTGCCCTAGACTCAAAGTAGATGTTCTCTGCTAGGCAAACAATATCTCTATGTGCCTTAGCCGGAACCTTCGCTTCGTTTAGTTCTCTCCATAGGATGGTCTTGGCCTGCGAAGTCAACTCGGCCGCATGGTCGAATGATTTAAGTTTCTCAGCACCAGCCGACATCGAAGTTGTTATGGCCAGCACGATGCCTGTAGCAAGTAAAGTCCGTTTCATTATACAGCCTCCACCTGATAGCCGTACTGCCAATGACCGTTATCCAGTGAGAACACGCAACGATCCTTAAGATCGATCCAGACCTTCTTCATAGGAATGCCTTCTTTCTCACCTTCGTGTTCGCAAAGTTCGATGGCTGTGATCTTGGCCTCGCCGAAACGGCAGTTGATTTTTGTGCCGATTTGTAATTGTTTTCTCATATTGCCCTCTCAATTTTTTAGTTTATGTGTACATTGTAGCACACATAAACCAATTTGTCAACCTCTTTTTTACCGTTATATCTCTAAACTAGCAACACCGTTGTCTTGCATACCTTGTTCTGTAAATGCTACCTCGTAACCGAGTGCTTTGCTAATAGCAGACTCAAAACCGCTATCAGTATAAATGTCCCACGTTGTATCGTGTGTGACGCTAATGTGCTTATAACCGTCTTCTTCTTCATTAACTGTGATAGTATTAACAGTCACAGTATCTTTACCGCTATAGTCCCAGATACCGTCCATAGCAAGTTTAACAGTACCTTCTACATTGTAAAAAGTAGTAGACTCATTACCGTTGATCTCTGAACCGCATTTTGTAAGTTTTAACATATCAATCGCTCTCTTATTGTTTAACATACTACGTATTATAGACTCTTTTTACCAAAATGTCAACCCAAAAAATGCAAAAAAAATTGAATTATTTTGGTTGACATCTCGTCCAAAATGTGTTATAATATAATTACGCTCCCGATGGGCGGAATTCCGGTTATCCACAGAGTTATCCACAGGCAAAAAAAAGGTTGACCTTTTGGCTAAAAGAAGGTATACTGTAAGAACAATAAGGGAAGAGGGCAAAGCAACATCTTCCAAAATGCCGGGAACGTTAGCATTAGATTGTAGATACCGGAGTTCAATACACCCCAGGTGCCTGAAGGTTCAGTATACCCAAAAAAAAAGATGAGAGGCCTTTCTCGAGGGCGCCTCTCTCTTCCCGCCTGATCTTATATGTAGGGGTCAGGTCTAACGGTGTTTCTACTCACTCCCTATACGGTGAAGGCCTCGAACTTCTTGGCCATTGAATATGGTAGCCCCAGGTGATAGCAGATGTAGGATGGGTCATGTTCCTTCTCCAACCCCTCTGCCTGAAGCAACCAACGGATCGCATTCTCGCGACTGCCAGCCCCCATAGCCTCATACTTGGTGACGGCCTCCTCAAAGTTTCGCATGGCCTCACGCTCCATTTCAGCCTCCAATTCCATCTGCTCCTTCACAGAGCGACTGATATAGTCCGCCTCTGATCGAAGGTCCTCTAGCGACATTGAGTCAAAATTGTAATGTCGACCCTTGACACCAAAAGCGTCCTTGTGGCCCTCGTATATATAAGTGGCCAACTCGTCACGCTCAAAGTCCACCAAATTGGTGATCCCACGCTCCCTCCAATGCGCCTCGTCCATTGAGTATAGTCCAGCCCAACGGTTAGCAGGGTCCTCAGCAACCCACGCCTCGGTCTTTGCATTACGCTTCGCCAATTCTGCCATCAATTCTTGCATATCTTGTTCCCTCTTATCCCTCATTGTCTTTACAGTATATGGTCAACGGTTCCAAAAGTCAACCCCTAAATAGCCAAAAAATTCGAATTATTTCAGCCCCACCTCGAATTTAACATAATATATTATATACGCAAATGGCTCGGTTTTGAACTGTAAGTCATTGATTCTTAACAGGTCTTGAATTTAACATAATAAACCTTATACGCACCCCTCTCTTGTTCGAGTTCAAACGACACCAAAAACCTCTTAATAATCAATGACTTAACCCCGAACGAACACAAAGAGGCAGGGTTCGCGAAGACTTATCCACAGAGTTATCCACAGAGTTATCCACAGATCACGAGTTATCCACAACCTATCCACAACGAATCCACAGACTTATCCACAGACTTATCCACAGTGAAAACGGCAGTGATTTTTGACAGTGACCCAAACCTAGTGAGCCTTTATAGCATATAAGCAGTGATCACCTATAAGCCTAGTGACCCTTGTAGTGACCCTTATAGTCCGTATAGTGTAGAGGTCAGTGACCCTTACGGTAGGCATAGTGACTGTATAGTGTAGAACCAATGAGGCCCCGAAGGGGCCATTGTGGAACATGGTTTAAATGGTGTATGCGAGGCATTTGGTACGGCTCCAACCGAGCACCATCCACGCCATGGCCCCACGGTTTTGGATCATATCTGCACGGTAGGAAACGGTTTGGAAAAAGTTTGAAAATCTTTGGGGCACCGTGGCGACAGGCATAGTTTGAATACTCTGCCGTCAATTCACCACAGTATCACACTCTACCTCATTCAGTGCGTCTACCAGGGTCTCTACAGCCCATACGGATCCCATACGACCATATACCGTGTTGGAATATGTGTCCACAATCCAATAACCGTTGGAGTCATCTGGGTAGTATTGGTATCTTTTAGGCATCTATACAGAAATCCTCGATTCTTACAGCGGGGCCTATGCTATACTTACAGCGGGGCCTTGACTTATTTTACTCTATATACGGCTAGAACACGAAGTGTTCTTGCTCTATTGTATTTACGATAGACAGTTATATCTCGCTTAAAACTAGGCAAATGTGTATTTTTCCTCGCTTGTAATAGAACACCGTTGAACATATGGAATAGCCAATAGATGCACCGTTAGGTGTCTAAGCCAAAAATTTAA